ATTAAAAAATTTTATGCATTACGAGTTTATAAAGATACTTTGAAATTAACAGATAGTCTAGGTTATATTTCTGTTATTGATTCAATATCTAAAAATGTATTATTAGGAAGAACATGGAATGCAAAAGTAAATAAAATAGTAATTGATTCGACATTATATTTAAAAGATCTTCCAAAAAATCAAATATATATAGGACCTTCATTAGGAATGCAGCGACCATTATATACAACGTTTGGAGGTACTTTGCTATTGAAAACTAAAAATGACCATATATACGGAATTGGTGCTGGCATTAATTCACAATTGCATGCATATTTTCAAGGTACCATTCTTTGGAAAATTTCACTTAAAAAATAAATTACAAATAAGTTATGGGACAATCTTTAAAAGAAATAATAAGAGACGAATACAAGAAATGTGCTTCTGACCCAGTACATTTCATGAAAAAATATTGTCAAATTCAACATCCACAAAAAGGTAAAATTCCATTTCATCTTTATCCATTTCAAGAAAATGTGTTAAGAGATTTGCGAGATCATGATTACAACATCATATTAAAATCTAGACAATTAGGTATATCAACTTTATCTGCGGGATATGCACTTTGGCTAATGACATTTTTTGCAGATAAAAACATTTTAGTTATTGCAACTAAACAAGAAGTAGCAAAAAACTTAGTATTAAAGGTAAAAGTTATGTATGAAAATTTACCTTCATGGTTAAAATTATCTACATTAGAAGATAATAAATTGTCTTTACGTTTAAATAATGGGTCTCAAATTAAAGCAACTTCTTCATCAGGCGACACAGGACGTTCTGAAGCATTGTCTTTATTAATTATTGATGAGTGTTGTGAGTATGATACTACTATTACTGTTAAAAATAAACGCACTGATATAGCAGAAACTATTAGCATTGGGGATTTATATAAACGTCTAGAAAATTTACCGTAGCCATATTTTTTCTAAAATACGAGAATCAAACAAACGCACTCATAATGATCCTAAATGGAGATTATCTAAAAATGAAATATATAAACAGTCACATAAAAAAATATGATTATTAATACTGAATACACAATTTTAACGCCAACTGGATATTCAGATTTTGATGGAATATCTAAAAAAACAACAAATATAATTTTTTTAATTAAATTTGATAATGGCTCATTAATAAAATGCACTGAAAATCATTTAATTAAATTTACAGAGTCGGAATTTTTAGAGGCTTGTCTTATACAAGAAGGTGATATAATATTCGGTAACAAGCGTGTAGTTGAAGTTAGTTATGAAGAGGGTAGTTTTGAAGTATTTGATCCAATTAATGTAAAGTTAAATGGCGAATATTATAGCAATGATATTATAAGTCATAACTGCGCGTTTATTTCCAATGTAGAAGAAATTTGGATTGCATCTCAACAAACTTTAGCAACAGGAGGCGGTGCAATTATATTATCAACTCCTAACGGGACTGGTAATTTTTTTCATAAAACATGGGTAAAGGCTGAAGCTAAAGAAGGTCAGCATAAATTTAATCCTATCAGATTGCATTGGTCAGTACATCCTGACAGAAATCAATCTTGGCGCGATAAACAAGATGAATTGTTAGGGCCTAAAGCTGCTGGTCAAGAATGTGATTGTGATTTTGTATCTTCAGGACATACAGTAATTGAAGGAACATTATTGCAATGGTATAAACAAACTACAGTTCAAGATCCAATTGAAAAAAGAGGTATAGATGGAAATTTATGGATATGGGAACAGCCAGATTATACCAGAGATTATATTATAGTAGCTGACGTTGCTCGTGGAGACGGGGCTGACCATTCTGCTTTTCATGTAATTGATGTAGAATCAGTAACGCAAGTTGCAGAATATAAAGGGCAAATACACACTAAAGATTATGGCAATCTTTTAGTGAATATAGCAACTGAATATAATGATGCATTGTTAGTAATTGAAAATGCTAATGTAGGATGGGCTTCAATTCAAGTTGCTATTGACAGGAATTATAAAAATATGTATTATTCTCCTAAAGATGGTCAAATATCAGACGTATCCCAGCAATTATCTAGATATGTTGATTTAAAAGACACTTCACAAATGACGCCAGGATTTACAACTTCATCTAGAACTCGCCCATTAATTATTTCTAAATTAGATACTTACATGAGAGAAAGAATTCCAATAATTCGAAGTCAACGATTAATTGATGAATTGTTTGTATTTATTTGGAATGGCTCAAAACCTGAAGCTCAACATGGTTATAATGATGATCTTGTGTTATCATTTTGTATTGGATTATGGATTAGAGATACTGCATTGAAACTTCGTCAGCAAGGAATGGAACTAAACAGAAAAACTTTAGATTATTTTGGCAAAGGGGCAGGCGCTTACAATTCAACAGCAGGAAATATGAAACATTCAGGTTGGTCTATGGAAACAGGAAGACGTGGGGAAGATGAGTCTTTAACTTGGTTAATATAAAAATTTGATATTTATTTAAAATAAAAATATGGCAGATACTACATTATATGGTCGTTTAAAGCGACTTTTCAACAGTAATGTTATTGTGCGTAAAGTTGGAAAAGATAAGCTTCGAGTTGTTGATAACGATCATTTACAGTCTTTAGGAAACGCACATAACTCAAAATTTATTGACAGATTTACTCGGTTACATGGCGTTAGACCTAATTCATTAAATACATATAACGCAAATTACAATTACTTTTCTTCTAAAACAGAATTATATACAGATTATGAAGTAATGGATCAAGATTCTATTATTTCTTCTGCTTTAGACATTTACGCTGATGAAACAGTTATGAAAGATGATTTTGGTGATGTTTTAAGAATTACTAGCAATGACGAAAACATTAAAAAAATCCTTCACAATTTATTTTACGACATTCTTAACATAGAATTTAATTTATGGCCTTGGGTTCGTAATATGTGTAAATATGGAGATTTATATTTACATTTAGATATTCAAGAAGAAATTGGAATTGTAAACGTAACTCCATTATCAGCATATGAAATAATTCGAGAAGAAGGTATGGATCCAAATAATCCATATCACGTACAATTTAAACAATTAGGCGGTGGTAACATTGTTTATGAAACTTTTGAAATTGCACATTTTAGAAATTTAACAGATTCAAATTTTTTACCATATGGAAAATCAATGATTGAAGGCGGTCGTAAAGTTTGGAAACAATTAACGTTAATGGAAGATGCAATGCTTATTCATAGAATTATGCGTGCGCCTGAAAAGCGTATATTTAAAATTGATGTAGGAAACATTCCTCCTAATGAAATTGATAATTACATGCAGAAAATTATGAACACTATGAAAAAGACTCCGTATGTGGATGAGAAAACGGGAGAGTATAATCTTAAATTTAACATGATGAACATGTTAGAAGATTATTTTTTACCTGTTCGTGGCGGTCAATCTGGAACTGAAATTGATACGTTATCTGGAATGGAATTTACTGGAATTGATGATATTGAATATTTAAGAAATAAAATGATGGCTGCCTTAAAAGTTCCAAAAGCGTTTATTGGATATGAAGAAGGCTTAGGTGGTAAAGCTACACTCGCAGCAGAAGATGTTCGATTTGCTAGAACTATTGAAAGAATTCAAAGAGTTGTAATATCAGAATTATATAAAATAGCAATTATTCATTTAACTTCTCAAGGTTATGCTGATGCTGAATTGACTGATTTTGAGTTAACAATGACTTCTCCTTCAACTCTTTACGAGCAAGAAAAATTAACATTGTATGGTACTAAAGTGTCTTTAGCTGGAGATATGATGGAAAAGAAATTGATGGGACGAGATTGGATTTATCAAAATATATTTAACTTTACTCCAGATGATATTGAAGATATTGATAAAGGATTAATTAAAGATCAAAAAAATACGTTTAGGCTGAATAAAATTTCTGAAGAAGGTGAAGATCCTGCAAATCCAGTTCCAAAGAAAAAAGAAAAAAAGGAAGAAGAAAAAGAATCTAATCCATTTGAAGAAGGAGTTGATGAAGAATTATTGAATAAATACGACAATCGAATAAAAGATAAAAAAGAAAATAAAGAACGAAAAAAAGCAGAAGTACCTGAAGGGGGATGGCCTGGCGCAGGTCGTCCAAAAGAAATCATGAAATATAATACTCATGAGCATCCTAGAGGATATGATCCATTAGGCAAAGTAGCATGGAAAAACGCAAGAAATGAATCAATTGATTTATTGAAAAGAAAATATGGTTTAGATAAATTAGTTACTAAAAAAACGTCATTAATTAATGAGCAACGTAGTATGCTAGATGAGTTAAATATTATTCCAGAAGAAATTTAAAATTTTATATTTATTATTAAGAAAAATAACATTAAACCTGAATGAAACCATTAAAACACTCAAAGTTTAAAAACACTGGTATTTTGTTTGAATTGCTTGTTCGACAAATCACTTCTGACACTTTAAATAATAGCGATTCAAAAGCCATTGGGATTATAAAAAAATATTTTGCTAAATCTACGGAATTATCAAAAGAACTTAATTTATATCAAACTTTAGTTAAAGAAAAATTTTCAAAAGAAGATAAAGCAACTGCTTTAATTGAAGCTGTATTAGTAGCTAAATCACAATTAAATCAAACTATATTAAACAGACAAAAATATAATTTAATTAAAGAAATTAAAGAAAATTATTCATTAGAAGATTTTTTCAAAACAAAAATTAACAATTACAAAACTTTAGCAGCTATATTTAAATTATTTGAATATACAGTGGCAGATAATCCTGTAGATTCTGTTAATAACAGATATACACTTATTGAACATATTACTCGAAGTGAAATTAAAAAAACTAACGAATTAAATGAAATGTCTGCTTTTGTTAAGCAAAATAAAGAAGTTCGGTTGCTGTCTTATAAAATTTTAGTTGATAAATTCAATGAAAAATATTCTAAATTAAATGAAGCGCAGAAAAATTTATTAAGACAATATATTAATTCTGTTTCAAATAGCCCTGAATTAAAAGAATTTATTAATGAAGAAGTTCATTCTCTTCAAAAAGAATTAAAAACTTTATCTGTAAAGGTAGATGATAAAGTAGTTAAAATTAAATTATCTGAAGTAGTTAATTTATTAAATAAAATTACTTTAACAAAATCAGTAAAAGACATTCACGTCTTAAATATGTTACGATATCACGAATTAATTAAAGAACTTAAAAAAATATAAATTATGCCAGACGGAAATCCAATTCAAGGGTCTTATACAGTGCCCGTAGTCCCATATCATCAAGGCAATAATGCGCAATTTGTGCGTACTATCAGGGTGACAGGTTCATTAAATAATCCATTAACATTAACAGGTAGTTACGCAAATAATGCTGCGTTTATGGTAATGAATACTGCTAGCGTATTTATATCTACGTCAAATGGCACTTCATACAGCGGCGCTGATTTTCATACCACAGGTCAAAATCACCAAATATACAACATTGCTTTATCTACAGTATCTGCATCAGCAGGAGGTGATATTACTATATTATACAATTATTAAACAAACAATAACAATTAAATTAATGTCATATATAAACTCGTTTAAACAAATTCTTGTTAAAGAATCTAATGAATATGAAGATAATTCAAATTTAATAGATGATGAACAAGATGATTTTGCAATTGAAGATGAATTAGATGAAATGTCATCAGCTGCTGGGGCAGGAGCCTATGATACTCCTAACGCATTTGGGAAATTATCAGATGATGATATTGAAATGTTAGGATATAAAAAAGTAAAACTTGCAAAAAAAGAATCAGTAGATTCTAATTTTGTTGCTATGTCGAAAGCTTTACATTTAAAAGAAATTACTTATTCTGATTATAAAAAAGATCCCGTAGCTACTCCTAAACAAAAAATCAATTCTTCAA